CGGCTGAACCAAGTCCAGTCTGCTGTGATGCAAGCCATCCTGCCACCTGATCCGCTCCGTGGGCGGCGTTGATCGTACGAATCGCTCCGAACGCTGCCTGGAACGACGAGACTCGCATCAGATTGCTCAATAGCTTCTTCGCGTAGTTCATTTCCTCGCGTACCGGCCAGTACAGCGTTAATCCTCTCGGATCGTTGGCTAGTACGTTTCGCTTGCGATGCTGAACGACGGTTTTCTGCGTTGAATCGTCGAAATCCGGAAGCCGCCCCATCGGTGTTACTAATCGCAGGTCGCTGTACCAGTATTCGTTGATGAAATACTTAACAGGACGATACCTGATATCGTTCGTTCTCCGGACGCCCAGTAAATCCACGTAAGGTTTCGGACTGTCTTCAGGGTCTGCGTCCTGATAATCACTGTCGTAGTCTTCGCTGAGATCAGTCGGGTCGCCGAAGTTCACCCGGAGTACGCCGTCATCGTCGTAGTGCAGCAGGTCGAACACTTCTCCGTGCCTGTCGAGCCTGTGACTTACTTCCGATTGCCTCAACTGCCAGTCGTTCTCTTTCATCCATTCTTCAAGGAATCTCTCAACCCTTCGAATCGACTCTTTGTCCGGATTCTTCTCGTCCTTCGGCTTCACCGTGACGACGTGTCCTGTGTCGGCGATGTAATACGCTCGGTTGTCCTTGGCGTTCGTGCCCCAACATACACGGCTGAGCGAGTCGCCCAACTGCATGACGGCGTTGACGTCGTCTATCGTCTCGTACGGTTCCCCACCGCCGTGCGGTTCTTCGTCGCCGTTGTTGTTCTGACGACTGCCGAACGAACAGGCTGCACCAAGTTCTTCGAAGATCTTTTTCGCCGCTTTCGTCGCTTCGATCGATAATAATTCCGTTTCAATGACGAAGTTTCGCGTTGATTCACGTAAAAAATCTGACTGCATGGGTTTGTCTCCTTGCAGTCAGATTAGAGTTTTTTGGCGAGTTTCGCAATTGCGAAAAGCCTCGATGTTCACCGAGGCTTAGCGCTGACCGGGATTTCCCAGTCCCTGTTCTATCGAAGGTTCATCCGAATCGTCGAACTCCGCGTAATGTGTCCGCGACCGTATCTTCGAGTGATGTGTGTCGCCGAATCACCCGAATACGACGTCTCTCGTGATATCCAGCCGTCTCCATACGGTCTCGCAATTTCCGTCGTGCCGTTGGATCGCTGGATTATGTAGCCGTTTCCGTACGGCCTCGATCGGCTTGTGATCGTGTTGTCTCCGGAAAACGCCGTTGAACAACACAACATTGCCGCAATCAACAGTAAACTCTTCATTCTGAACTTCTCCTCTGATAACGTGTCGAAATCTTACTCCACAACGAATCAATCGTCTCACGAAGGTATAACCCTTTGTAAGGTATTCTACATTCATTGACGCCCGTTTCTCGGCACCAGTTATTCACAATGTCACAGGTCATCGCGATGACTTCCCTTAACTCTTCGTTTGCACGACGAAGATCACGATTTTCCTGCTGCAAATCTTCATTTGAAATCCAGAACTGTACTTCTGCGTTCGAAGGCATCATTTCTGTCGCCGGTTCGCCGTATCTCAGAAGTGTGTAGCTGTTGTCTGCGTTTTCTTGCAGTGAATACTTCATTGTCGCCGAATCTACGTTTGTTTCTTCATCGCTTGACATGTCCGTTCCTCTAAATTGTTTTGTCGATCGGCTGAACGCTGGGTCGTTCGCACTCACTGGATTACTGAATTGAACGCACGCTTTTCTGCGTAAGAATAGTAGCGACGCCCGCACATACATCGCACGGCTGGACAATGCTTCGGTAATTGCATCCACGGCTGCGGAATCAGCGAGGCAACAAAACCATTCAGTGAGTATTGACACCCACACGCACGATCGTGCGAACAATGCGTTGTCGCCGAATCTACGTTTGTTTCTTCATCCCTTGACATGTCCGTTCCTCTAAACCTGTTTCCACCATCCGGCTCTGCCACGCCAGTACGTTGCCGATAAACCGGCGACCGGAAACAAAAACCATCCCTGACAACAGACGTAACTGACTGTCTGTATCGAGTACGTCTCGATCGATTCACGGTCTGTGCCGGGACAGTGATGGCAACTGCCTTTGCCTGTCTTCGTCATTTCGTTGCCTTGTTCAAATCCTCGTAATGCCGATGCAACTGCGACGGCAACTGCAAACACATGTCCAGACTGTCTGGTCCGTCGTCGTGTTTTCCTTTGGCCTGAATGCCGTCGAAAGATCTTAATTGGCTGATCAGCAACGATGTTTTGTGATTGTCCATGAATCGAAACTCTCTTCGTGTTATTGGTCCGTCAAGTCGCCTTATTCGAAGATGTTTCGGAAGTGCGTCAACGATCGGAATGATTATGTTTCCGCCTTTAAGAAAACGGCTCAGCGCGTAATCCGGATGACTCGCAGCGTACTGCATAATCAAATCTACAAACAATTCCTGAAACTGAAGTGACTCCACGCCGATCAAGTCGCCGGATCTGATTTTGTGGTGCGGTTGCTCACAAAATTGGAATAAGTCTGTGACGATCTGTGATGGTGGTCGTCGTTCAAGATCTGCATCAACGTACTTCAAATCCTTAGTTTGCGCTACACAGCAGATTGAAGAGTAATCGCCTTTATTTTGACGCTTACCTTTCGAAGCATCCACTGAAAACATTCTCACAACCTGTCCTGCGTGTTCCGGTACAGGAAAATTCTCCAAAGGAATCAGCACATTCATAAACAACTCTCGCGGCCATTCAGTTTCTGTCTTGCTGGATGCCAACCAATTGCCGTCTAAAAACCTCTCTCGATCTGCTTTGTCGAGGATCTCCAATCGCTGCATGTATGTCGGGTCTGATTCAGTCAATACAACATTGTCAGACAAAAATGCCGCTATGAACGTAAAACTCGTCGTTATTTTTCTGCCGTTCTCGTTGTACTGCTCGGTGTCATGCCAATGAAACACGCCATCCTCAAAAATGAAGTGACGGACCAATCCGCTCATTTCAAGTCGCGGTGTTCCAGTTGATGGATCGATCCAGTCATACACAAGACGATAAAGCCAACTGTCGTTGTCCGGGTTGCACGACATCCGTAGTGAGGGCCTGATTCCTGATTTGCTTCTGCATCGACCCCAAATGTATTGAACGTATTTCAGCGGAAACTGACTTGCCTCATCAAACGCCACCCAGTCGAATTGAGATCCCTGAAATGAATTCAAATCTTTGTCGTACTGGATCGTACGCAACGCAATCTTAGCGCCACTCGGAAATCGAAACTCGGCAGCAGTGTGATTGTAAATCGCGTGGTAAGGTGAATAAACCTCGCGGCAGTGATCCAGTAGCCCGTTCGGATTTGTGATCTCCGGAAACAGCCTTCTGAAAATCACCCCGCGAAACGAAGGAACCATATGCGGTCCCTGACAGTAACGCAACGGGTCTATCGACAAGACGTGTGTCTTGCCTCCGCCTGCCGCACCACCATACAAAATCCATTCGGCTTTTGAGGATACGAATTTGTACTGGGGGGGATACAACTTCACGACGCCATCTGCTTTCCGTGAAGTGGGTGGAACATATATTTAACTTTTCGAATGGAACACTTGAAAATAGAAATACGACTCAAAAAGCTGTGGGCCGAGATTCGAACTCGGAATGCAGAACACATTGACCAAATGCCTTGCTGCATACTTTCAGACGCCTTTACCTCGATGGTCAACACGAAGCAGTTCGACGCCCTTTATCATTCCAATGATAGCCCGCAGATATTCACTCAATCACGTCCGCCGAACCTGAATTCGACTTCGATACGTACAACGCGATATCAGCCGATGCGAGACCGACTTCCGATTCTGACGTCGCCGATTTCCTGATCGTTATCCCCGTTATCGCGGCAGACGCGGTCGTCGATCCTGACGACGGTCGACCTCGCTTTACTGCCGGTGACTCCTGACTCGACAGTGACTTGAATATCGCTTGTCTCGATTCCATTTCACTTTGCGAATTCGTTACGTCAAAGTCTACTATCGCCTGATATCGCGTTGAACCTGACATGTTTTGTTTTCCTGATTGAGTGTGGGTTGGAATGGTTGGAATTGTTGTTGTTGAAGCTAACTTATTGTGACTCTGTGTAAAATCCGCCAGAGCCGTCTGCTTTTAATTCCTCATAGTAATCACTGTTAGGAATTCCAGAGGGCGCAAATACTACCAACGGACCCGCATCCCGCTTTCGGCAAATATATAACTTCAGCCGTTCACGATGTGGCTCCGTTGACTGAAGTTTTCGACGGTACGCCCCAAATGACGCCCACGTCTTATTGTGATCCGCTCGGGGTTCGTATGCTTGCGCAGCCTTATCCCAAAACTCGTCGCCTGACATCGGTTCGTCTACCAAAATGTCGATCAGCCGGTAACCGTCCCCCGCACTTAACTCCGATGGAAGCGATGGCTCGTCTCTCCGAAGACAACGGGCCTTCCTAAGTGTTGGGGTTGGAACTAATCGCTGACCGCCAGAACTATCCACTAACTCCCATTTCCCAAAATGCGGATTGTATAACCAGTCTATCCCACTCCGCAAAATATGAGACGGGTCTGTGATCTCTGTCCAGTCCAATGGCTCCCAGTCCCAGCCGGTACATTCAGGCGCGTGATGCCACACTTCCGATATGTCACCGATGAACAAAAATGGATCACCGCTCTTACGTCTTTGATATACAGCGTTTCCACAAC